ATTAGCTAAAAAGGGGTTTCTTCAAACTGAACATCATCTGCTGTATTACTGTTGTTGGTTGCTTGTGTTGTGTTTGTTGTGGTAGCTTGTTTAGAACCCAATAACTGAATAGAAGAAACCCTTAATCTTAATTGTGGAACTTTTACACCATCTTTATTTGTATATACATCTACTGATGGTTCACCTTCTACATAACATTGCAAACCCTTCTTTAAATATGGCATAATAGCTGTTTTATCAGTCCAATACGAACAAGATAACCATATTGACTTGTTTACTGTTTCTCCTTGACTGTTTTTATAGGATTCACTATGGGCAGCATTAAAGTTAATAACGCTTTTGCCATTCACATTGTTTAAAATAGCATCACTTCCTAAGTGTACTATTGCTGTTGTTTTAATCATTGTTGTTGTTGTTTTTTATTTGTTTTTTAAAATAATTGTGTCTGTGTGTTTGGCTTATAACTTGCATCGTATCTTTTATTATCTCCCTTTGGGTATGGCTTAATATCCATTTTTAAATCATTTTTCATTTTTATAATTTCAGATTTACTAGCATTAAAATATAAATATCTATGTGTTGGCATCATTAATATTTTATTAACTACTTTCCCTTTATTATTTATACCCCTTCTAATATCAAATTCGCTACCATCTTCAAATATATACTTATGTTTTGGGGTGCTTACACCCGTATAAATAAAATTAGTTGCCTGATAAATATAGCCATTATGCCCTTGATTTTGATCTGCATAAGAAACTATACAACTTGGTTTTGGTAAAAAATTTAAACACTTAGAAACAAAAAAAGATAACGTATTTTTGGGTAAATTATCGGTAACAACCAATCTGTTTAATTCTAATGTTAAGCATTTATAATTATTAAAAACACATTTCCCATTATTATAGTTATAATTTGGTGGGAAGCCAAAAGTACAAACTCCATTTAAAATACCATCAATATATAATCCAAATGAATAAGAAATGCTACACATTCGTTTTGCATAATGCTTATTTAATAACCATTCTTTACATTGAAAATTATCTATTGATTTTACTATATAATTATCTTTAATACTCATAAGTTATTACAATTAAAATAATATTAAAGCCTTTGTTTCATCAATTTTAAAAAGGCATTTCTTCTATTGGTTTCCAAGATGAAACTTCTTTGCTAAAAGGCGTATCATCAGGGTGACTTGATATTTGCATTGTCTTTCCAATAAATGACATTGCAAAGTTTAAACATTCCCCATGTCTATTTTTATCTGCTTTACCTATGCAAAGCCCTATTGGGTTATACTCTTTACCACCTATTGAAACAGATTCCAATATGCCATATTTTTCAGGTCGCATTAAAAACAATACACTATCTGCATCTTGTTCAATATTTCCACTTTCTCTAAGATCGGACATTTGCGGCATTTTATCGGCTCTTTTTTCAACCTCTCTACTTAATTGGCTTAATGCTATTACAGGTATATTTAATTCTTTAGCTAACATTTTTAAGCCTCTAGTTATTTCACCTACAATGTCATTTCTATTTTTGTTTTTAACATCAACACCTTCCATTAATTGCAAGTAATCAACAACGATATATCCAATATCATTTTTACGCTTTAAAATAGTTGCTCTAGTTCTAATAGAACGAATATTCATAGAACCACCATCTTCTATAAAAATAGGTGCTGCACCAACTCTATCTAAACTTTGATAAAATTTAATTTCATCTTCTTTACTTACCATTCCTTGCCTAATATCAATATGCGAAATACCACTATCCATAGATGCCAACCTTCTAGTAAGTTGTATTCCATCCATTTCTAAACTAAACCAAGCACCCTTTATTTTGTTAATTACTGATACATGATGCGTAATTGATAAAGCCATTGCTGTTTTACCCATAGAAGGTCTAGCTGCTATAATAAACAAATCGGGTGGAACTAATCCACTAAATATTCTATCTATCGGTATAATTCCTGTTTGAATACCTAAAACCCCTGTTTGTTTTATTGTTTCGTATTGGTCATAAACTTTAGATGAATAATAACCCATATCCCTAATCTGTCCACTTAAAACCCTTTCTTGGGTATTAATTATCTTATTATCTGCCTTATCATATATATCAAAAGCATCAGTAGAATCTTCATAAGCATCTTGAATAGCTTCTCCTGAAATAACTATCATTTCCCTTTTAAGGTAAAACTGTAAAATTAACCTACAATGAGCATCAATATGAGCAGAAGAAACTACATTATTTGTTAATTTAGTAATATAATAAGCACCACCAACGTAATCTAATTTATCAAGTTTTTTTAATTGTTGAACAACTGTTAAAATATCAATACTCTTACTTTCGTCATATAAGCCCATTATAGCCCCGAAAATTTCTCGGTGAGCATCTACATAGAAAACCTCCTTAAAGAGCAAATTTGATACATCAGGAACGCAATGAGGGGATAAAAGCATAGCACCTAGTATTACAATTTCCAATTCTGATGATTGTGGTGGTACTTTTCCGTAAATTAATAGATTTTCGTTATTTTTTCTCATTTAGTTATTTTAAGACAATTTTAGTTGCCATTTCTTTAGGATTTACCTTTGTCATTTGTTGAACTATCCCTTGCCATTGATTGCAAATTACTGAAAGTGGCTTGGTTGAATACCAATTATCAGAAGATATAAATTTAACTATTTTACCCCAACTTTTTATAACATCTAATTTTTTAACATCAATCGCATCTGCTTTCTTCCAACCCTTAAATTCTGCAATTCGGTAAGCAAGTTGTAAAAGTGCATGGGAATCTTTTTCTAAATCTTGTGGGTAAGTTGGATTTTCAGTAAGCCAAACTTTAAGCATTTCGGGAATAAGCATTTTTAAAATTATTTCATTTTTAATAGATATATCTTCATTTATATTTTCATCTTCGATATGGTTATCTCTAGGTAAGCCATTAGGTTTACCACTAGGTTCTTCACTAGGTAAACCACTAGGTTTGCCACTAGCATTTGGTCTGCCACCTTTTAAGCCATTTTCACGTCTGCTATCTGTAAAAAACCTTCTTTTTTCAATTTCAGTAGAAAGTCGGCTATTATAATAATTACCATCTTCCGATAGCTGAAACTTAACCATAACGTCAACCGACACAGAACCTACCGATAACCTAATGGTTTTGTCTGTTAAATAGCCTTTTTGATGTTGTAAGCATAGTAATGTTATATATTGTCCTCTTTCTTCCATAGTTAAATCTGCTATCCCATTTAAGAAATCAGAACTATAAAATAAAAATGCAGGGTCTTTAATCACTTTGTATTAGTTTAAATTTAAAAAATAAGTGTGTTCTAAAATTTAGTTCCTAGCACTTTTTCTAAAGCGATAAGTTCTTCTTCTTTAAATTCCCATACACCTATTTTTTTTCTTGAAAACTTGTACTCTGACATTTCAATACCTAATTCTTTAAGTTTACCTACAACCCATCCTTGCTTTCTACCTTCTTTAACTAAAGCCCTATTTATTTTTTCGCATAATGAAAGTTCTTCGTTTTTTCGCATAATTAATTATTTTAAATGCAATACTAGAAAATAAATTACACATAAAAAAATTTTATTTATAAATATATTTGTTTTAGTTTCGTGTTTCAATTAATTAACTATGGAAAGGAATGGAGAATAGAGAACTAATATATGACTTAGCTAAAAGATTAGACCTAGTAATTGAAGTAGAGAATAATGGTGTTATTAGTTATTATCGGTTTATTGATGGGGTATTAAGAAAAATAAAAATGTAAATTATGGAATATGTTATTGAACTAAGACAAGTATCTGAATATACAACAGGATTGATAACTCAAAAAGGTAAAGTATTAAAGTTTGAAAACAATGAAATTAAAAGAAAATAAATATAAAATACTTAATCTTTATGCCTGTCTTGGAGGTAATAGGGCAAAATGGGATGAGGTCGCAAATATTGAGGTTACAGCGGTAGAACTTGACCCCGAAGCAGCAAGATTATACAAAGATAGATTTCCAAATGATACGGTAATAATTGCAGATGCACACCAATATTTATTAGACCATTTTAAAGAGTTTGATTTTATCTGGAGTTCG